GATTCTGTTGTCAGTTGAAGTTACCCATTCGCAGAACTCAGGCCATCCCTTTAGGATACCACCTGATCTACGTGTTAAATTAGAGGTTGTCATTTAATAAGACGTTTGTAAGTAGGGCATGAAGGGTACATGCGAAACTTATTTCCTGTAATCCCTCACTACAGGATAAAAGACGAAGTATTATACTGCCTATAGGTCTTGGTTTGAGAGCAGTCTTCAGAGGAGGGCGATCCGTTCGAGTCCTATGAAATGTGTTGAGATCAAGATCTCACTAACGTTATTTATAGTAACACAACTTTACATACTTGTCAACTACCTGTCGTCTGCTGCTCTATTTTCTGAGGAATATACATTGAAATCCCCACCGGGGTAACGCTTCTTGAGTTTTTCTACGTTGCCTTCTATGACTTCATCAAGAGTCACGTTCAAGGCAGCACATGCTTGCATCACGTACCACATAACGTCACCCAACTCAATAATAAGATGCTCTCTATTATCGATGTTCCAAGGTTTACCTTGAAATATAACTTTCTTGACGATCTCCATAAACTCACCACCTTCAGCACTAATACCAACGGAAGCAGTAAGAAGACGCTCAATATTGGCACCCTTTCCATCAAGGGCACTAAGACTTTCAATAAACGATTGATAATTCTTACTGGGATCGGATGTGACACCATCCACGAATACAGCATACTTATCCAAGTCCACTTTGGCATAGGTTTTATGTGGTTGGTTATCCTTGTGTGTTTGAAAATCTCCGGACATAATCACTCCAATTTTGTTTTATTATAGCACAGTAATTGATCTTGTAAGTTTTCATTACATCACCGTAAGACTTAGAACTTCCAGTCATTGAACTTTGCTTTGGAATCTTGAGTAGTTGTTGAATGAGTGTCCACATTAGTGTCTAAGATGTCATCCTGTGCTTCTTGCTCACAATCATACAATCTCATCTTCGGTCTGTCAATACCTACTACAAACCTTTTGTTATATGTCGGATCATTGTACCTATTCTTGAGTTGTTTGACCATGATTTGACCTAGTTCTTCTAGTTCATCACTACTGATAAGTGCAATCATAAGGTCAGCAGTTGCAGGGAGACCAAATGATTCTGATGTATCTGTAAGATCAGGGTCTGTGCTAGTAAAACCACTTCTTGTAGTCTGAGTTGCAGAGAAGATCGGTACATCAAATTCTACAGCAAGACCACGAAGTTCTTCTGCTATTGCTTTGACATAATTGTATGAGTTTACATTGACAGCACTTCTATACCTAGATGATGCACATATGTTTAGATAATCAATGAAGATAATATCAGGTATAAAGTTTTTCTTGAGTTTGAGTTCACTCAATAATGATCTGAAATGTCCTACGTGTGCAGATGCTGTAGGGTATTCTTTGATGATCAGTTTACCTTGTGTCTTCTCTCTAAGTTTGCTTAGTTTTTTCTCGAAAACAGTCTTTGGTAACTCTGCAACTTCTTTGATATTTGTATTCAAAAGATTAGCATCTATTCTTTCTGCAATCTTTTCTTCTGCCATCTCACAGGTAACATACAAAACATTTTTACCTTGTAGTAATACACTAGAAGCATAGTGGCACATGAATAAAGACTTACCAACACCTGTTCCTGCAAGTGCAATGTTCAAAGTCTTATTGGATACACCACCTGCAGTGATCTTGTTGAACATTTCAAGATCAAACTCTATCTTGTTTTCCTTTCTATGATAGTATTCATATCTTCCTTCTGAATCATCTATGTAATCATGTCCCACATGCTGATCAAACCCTACTGCTAGAGCATCTTTGAGTATATCTGGTATAGCATCATTACTATGCTTTTCATCTTGCCCATCAGCAATCTGAATACTCTTCATCAATGCAAGGTATATTGCTCTCTCTTTACACCATGATTCTGTGGTGTCTTCTGCCCATGCTCTTTCTGATGTTGACTCATGCAGTGCATCAACCAAGTCACCAACTAATTTGAACTCATCCTGTGTGAGATCATCACGTTTTTCTGCCTCAATATGAAGAACTTCTTTTGTAGGAAGTCCGTCATACGCTTTGACATATTCTGCAATTTGTTGAAATACTATACGATCGGTTCTCTCTTCAAAGTATTCATCACGAATAAATGGGAGAACTTTTCTAGCATATACTTCATCATGAAGTAGGTTGCTCAGAATCGTTAGTGGTACTCTCTCCGTTTCCATAACTAAAAGTTTGTTTTGCAACAGTGTCAATTTGTTCTAATACTTCTTGAGTGAAGTATTTCTCAGGGTTCTTGTATATCTCAGAACCATATATTTTTTTGCCATCAACTTCGTAACGAGTTGAGACTTTCTTCCAGATGCCACCTTTCTCAGCGAGTTCAAGAAGACCATAGTACTTGTCTAGACCACGTTTATCATAGTATAGACGTGTGGCAATCTGTTCGTTCTCCTTGCTTATACGCGACTTAACAACCTTTGCCTTGATAATGTTTCCGACTCTTTCTGTTCCTTCTTTTTCTTGCGATTTAGATAGGTATATGATAGTAGTGGCAGCATACTTGAGACCGCTACCACCGCCCATCTCTTTTGTGGGCATGTAAGAACCGATAACATCATAGGTGTGGTTTAGAACGATAAGTGGGACTTTGGCAATACTAAGTTTCTGTGTTAGAACTCTGAATGCACCTTTTACAAGTTGTGCCTTAGACATGTCACGAACTGATTTGCCATCCGCTATATCTTTGGTTTCTTTTTCTGTAGAAAGGTTTCCTAGAGAATCGAGAACCATAAGCATTGGTTGTCGATCTTCTTCTTTCTGACTATTATACTTGTCAAGTATTTTATATGCAACATTTCTAAAGTCTTCTACGGTCAAACAGTCAATTGTTAGGAACTGCTTACCTGTGGGATCCATTCCCCTCTTCTCTAATAGTTCTTTTGTTATAGCACCCTCTGTGTCAAAGTATACAACTCCTCCTTTAGGGTTCTGCTTCATAAAATTATTACAGATAGAAAGGGCAAAGAAAGTTTTGCCCGTTGCTTCTGATCCTGCGATAGCAGTAATTTTATTGTCAGACACACCTCCAAAGATGGATGTGCTACAGAGTGCATTGAAGATATAGGAACCAGTGTCTAGAAACGAATGTGATTCTTCTAGATTCTTAGACAACTTTGCAGTGTCTTTTCCTATGTCTTTGATTACATCATCAAAAAAGTTCATCAAATTACCATTCCGTGTGTTTCTCGTAGGATCTTTTTGTAAGGACCACCGGGATGTGCATCCCTAGTCTCCTTCACCAACTTCAATTTTTGATATAAGGCGGTGTCTCCACCAAGAGTCAATGCGTTGACAATGACTTCAAGTTCTCTGTCGTTGATTGGTAAATCCAAAATAAATGTCCTGATTCTAAAAGTATAGCACTAAATGAAGAAAGATTCAAGTGTTGCAGTTTTCTCAAGTGACCACCCAATCGCATCTAGTATCGCCCGAACAGGATCGATAAAAGATTTATTGAATTGTAAATCGTAGTCGATATATTTTTCTAACCCTAACTCACTGGGGAACTGATTGATAAACGAAATAACATTTTCATGAATCGGATTGGGTTTCTTGAGGTAAACAAACTTTATCTTTTCGCCATTGTTGATCATATTATACTTACTATCTAGTTTATTTTTCTTTATATGATGATTGAAAAGTAAGGATCCCCTAGAATGAATTGGTGTTCCCTTGGCATATATGCTGCTTGCACTTTTATACTTCGTTACATTAGAAACCGATCTAGGAAATGCAATCTCCTCGGCAGGTAACTTCTTGAAGTCTACTCTTGCTTGTTCCACAAAGTCTATTACATCTTGTTCTGTCTGTGTTAGTATAACTTTCAATGCATCTCTGATAAGAGTCCTACATGGTGCAGGTGTAGATGATTTGACTGCTTCAATACCCATCATCTTGAGTTTTGGTTCTGCAAATCTTACACCTTCTATGTCCCATGCATTTAGAATATATCTTTTCTTTGCTGTCCATATACCTCTCTCTGCTATTGTCTCACGCTTCATGAACATCTTCTGCTCGTAAGCGTTGACGTACGTGGCCAACGCTTCGTAAGAACTCGAAATATACCTTTCAAGTTCCACATTACAGATCTTGTCAAGGAACCCAACAATGCCTTCAGTAGTCTTCTCTCGTTCCTTGTATATAACTTCAACAAGAGGACCCATGTGCAAATAGATAGAGTCAGTATCACTAGCAATAACATAATCAACCTCCTTAGTTTTTAGTATTTTGTTCATATAGATGTTCATCTTGTTCTCGATCCAACGAATAGAGAACTGACCACCTAATGTGATTGCTTCAGCGTTTGCCAATTTGTAATAACGAAAGTAGTTATTACCGATAGCACCATAGGCAGAATTGAGTTGAATCTTCTTTGCCATCTGTATATTATTACAGCGAGCAATCTCTCTTTCCAATGCCTTGGTAGGAGACTTTTCATACTCTTGCTTTGCCTTGAGCATCTTCTTCTTGAAGATGACCCTTTCACTGTATATTTTGTCCATTATTTTGGGTAAAAAACCCCTCTTTTTAGTGGTAAATACAGCACCATTTGGGCACACAGTGACGTCTTTTAGACCTGATAGGTCTACTTCTTCGTTCAATAACTTATCTACACTCACACCACGATATCTTTCATCCAGTAAAGTCTCTGGTGAAATATTATATTGCATGATAAGGTGAGGATATAGACTATTCAAGTCAAATGATACTACCCAATCATATACACCGGGCACAGGTTCTTTTACATATGCTCCTGCATACCTATCATCTTTATCTTCATCTTGTTTTGGTGGTATAACAATATTCTTTTTCTTCAAGTCGTTGTAGATAATCATATCCCACATACGAACCTGATAGAATACATCATTGAAGTTGACTTTAGCATCAAATGCCATGGTCACAGCAAGTTCAATCAACTTCATCTTCTCTTCAAGAGCGTCAACAAGTTTTACGTCAACGATGTTGTATTCTACAAACTTCTGCCACCCATTTGTATAGAAATCTTTGAAGGTATCAAACTCATCATGGTCTAATTTCTTCTGTCCTAATTCTACAGATGCAATGTAGTCCAATCTGTATGACTCTTGTGCCTTGTATGTGAACTTCTTGTACAGATCAAGGTAGTCTAGAACAGTAACACCTGCAATATCATACTGTAAATGCCCTCTACCCTGTATGAAGATCTCTTCATGAGTTACTAGACCCCATGGAGATAGTTGCTTTGATGCTTTCTCACCTAGAATACGAGTGATTCTCTTTGCAAGGTATGGTATATCGTATAATGTACAGTTCCATCCTGTCACAATCTCTGGTGTATTCTGTTGCCAGTATGCTAGGAATCTTTGTAGCATATCATACTCATCCACACACCTGATATAAGTTACATCCTTATCCTTATTGTCAAAAGGACCAACACCAAAGGTAAGTATCTTCTTTGATGAGAAATCTAGTAATGATATGAGCAACATCTCTTCATCACACTTCTCTACAGAGGGGAATCCATTCTCTGACTTCACCTCAATATCAATCGTGACGAGTTTCATGTTGTTGAGATCAAACTTTATCTCATCTTCTGGATACTTATCTGAAATATATTGATAGATGTATCTACGATTGCCATAGATAGGGAACTTTTCTATATTCTCATGCGATCTTATAAATTCTCTACAATCTCTTACATTTCCCGGTTTTACCTCACCAACATACTTCCCATCCAAGGTTCTATACTTTGTTTTCTTCTTACTAGGGACAAACAAAGTGGGTTGAAAGTCGTCTCGTGATGTAAATGACCTGCCATTCTCATAACCACGAACCAGAAAGTCGTTGCCGACCATCTGAACGTTGGTGTAATATCTCATTTTACAGTGATGCTAGGTTTTGCTGTGAGTGTTTGGTACTTATCGAGTTGATCTTTATCAGGTTGCACCATAGTTAGTATACTATCAGAATGAATCATCAATTCTTTCTGTGTTGTGAAACTTGGCCATGATGTCAAGAAATTCTCACCATTCTCTTGCTTCAATTCATATGGTTCTATCAATTTGCAGTCGGGTTCACCCATTTCAGAACCAACTTCCTCTATTCTAGCAATTAGAACAGTGTGATTCTTCAATAATAATATTTGTATCATGTCAAGGATAGGTTTCTTGAGTTTAATTGTAGCACGGTATCCCTTACTTTGTCAATGTAACCACTATTTCTTAGTTCTTTGAACACAAGGTTCTCAAATCCATATTCTCCAAAGGAATCGAGTGATGCCTGCCTTGCTGCTCTTAGTTTCTTCATTATAGCACGTAATCCGACACCATTATCACTATCAACCAGTCTGTCTATCTTACCTTTGATGTTATTTGTCTTCTTTTCTAGTTCTCTTTCGTCTAATTCACCCTCAAATCTCTGTGGTTCTTGTATAAATTTGTTTTTTAGTAGACTATAGACACCCTGACTCTTCTTTCTAGTGATTCCGGGTCTCTCAATGTATGGTTCTGCCTGCACACCATAGATTCTGATGTCATGTGTCAATTCCCACAAGGTTTTCTTATCCATGTAATAGTCATCTATCAATTCTGGGTCACAATCAGGCACATACTTAGGATCTACTACTAAATGCACATCAATATCGGAATATTTTGTGTAATTATACCCTGCATTACCACCTAGCATCAAAATATCTACAATTCCTTCTTCTGGTATCTCTGCATAGTCTGCAAATGCCTTACCAAAGTCCATTAGTTTCTCTCTGACTATTGATTTTAGACCAGATGGATCCCAAAATATTGGATTTAATTTATCTCTAAACTTCAAAGTCAGATCCTCGTTCAAACGACGAAGATCTGACGCTGAAATGTGTTTTCTTACTCTATCGAACACGACCTAATTGTTTTTAGGTATTTAGAGCCATTCCTTACGTTGCCTGTGCTCTGGAATGATTCTTTCTATATCAATAAGAAGTAGTCCGTCTTCAAAATTGACGTTCTTGACCTCTAAATCATCAGGTACTGCCCATGATCTAGTGAAAGATCTCTGTGCAAGACCACGATGCATGTAGTCAGTGCCCTCTTTTTCAATTTTCTTACCCTCGATGATGAGTTTACCCTCTTGTGTGTAAACTTTTAGTTCATCTTTCTTGAATCCTGCTAGTGCTACCTCTACCTTATACTCATGGTTTGATATCTTTATGGTATTATAAGGTGGATAGTTAGAATTTTTGAAGTGTTGATCGAAATCGCTGAACCAATCGTCAAATCCGATCATGTTTCGTCTTATTTTGTTGAGATACTCTTGTGTATCTCCTACGGACAAAGTGATTGCATTGTCAAACATAGTGACCTCTTTAGCGTCTGTGAATAATGTCCCCGAAGGCGACATAGATAATTATAATAGTAATACTTTTTTTGTGAATGGTGGAATCCGAAGTAACATGGACGGATATCCAGATAGATTTGACCGATAAGTGCAATGCTGCATGCCTTTTTTGTTCTAGAAACGAAGAAGGTAGGGTTATCAGTACCGATTTGACAGTAGAAGATATCAAAAAGATAATAACATCTGACGTAAAATCAATAGAGATGTGTGGTAATTATGGTGACGCCAGTGCCAATAGACATTTGTTCCCTATACTTGATCATTTGGTAGAAAATAACATAGATGTCAAACTTTTTACCAATGGTTCTGCACACAAACCCTCATACTGGACTGAGTTAGCGAAAAGAATGGGTGACAATCCTGTTTTGTTTGCTCTTGATGGCACAGATAAAGAAACTTATGAATATTATAGAGTCAAATGTGTATGGGAGAAGACACTAGAAAACGCTAGAGCATTCATAGATGCAGGTGGATGGGCAGTTTGGTCTATGGTTCAGTTCAGTTGGAATGAGCACCAACTAGAGACTGCTATGGACATGGCAAAGGACATGGGTTTCTTACATTTTCATACAATTTACTCAAATCGTAACGTAGAACGTGGTGTCGGAACACATGAAATAGGCAAAAGATTTTTTAGTAAGGTAGAACCACTATGTCTTGACAGAAAAAGACTTTTTATAACAGCAAGAGGTAATGTTTTTCCATGTTGTTGGATGGCATCAGAGTATGAAAACCTTCAAACAGTGCCAAATATACGTGACTATGACTCTCTCGGTGAATTATTACAGTCTAAGGAGTGGCAAATATACTGGAGTGGTGTAAAAACTTGGAAAGATCCACTGTGTAGAAAAAAATGTGGACAAAATAAGCGTGACTACAAAGTAATCACGCCATTTTCAGATAAAATTTACGATCAACCAGAGGGTTCACATGCCCAGAAGATCAAGAAGATTCAGTAGTTTTTCTTTTTCCGATATTATATTTTGTTTCTAACTTCCATTCACCCTTTTCTCTGTAGGAAATGACCTTGATTTGATTCAGTGGTGCTATATCTTCTACAAGTTGTGTTGATATGACGTTGACAAGACCCCAATCTGCTAAGAGTTGAACAATTCTGTTCCTTCTTTGAAAATCATTCATACTTAGATTTGCTTTCTTACCATCAAGAGCAAACAATTCTTTGAAGTGAACGATGTAATACTTACCCTGCTTATGTAATATGTGACAAGATTGATATAACTTCTTCTCTTTACGGGATGCTACCCCAATTCTTGTTAGTGTTTCTCTTACTTTCAAAAAATCATCAGGTTCTGCAAGTACAACCTCGATCATTTTATTTGGTGACCAGTCATATTCTGGTACAATCACCACACTCATCTCAATCCTCCAGTATCAAGTTTAGATCTAATAAAGTTCAACTGATCTTCGGTAAGTATGGAGAGGACTTGCTTTGCCTTTTCGTCACTGTAGCGATAGTATTTCTTGATTAGTTCAAGATTGTCCAATTCTTCCTTTCTAATCCAAGGAGAGAATCTTTTCCGAGATCGTAAAATATTTAGTAAAAAGTCGTACTGTAGTCTCTTATCTAAAGAATTGTATATATTCATCTCATTAGCATATAGTACAGCATCCATGTGACCTGCCATACATCTGTTGACTATAAATGCAGGATACATTGAGTCAGTAACCTCTGGATCGTCAAACAAATTATTCTTTTTGTAGTTGATTGAGTTCAACCAATCCTTCAGTTCGGGTTTCATCTACCTTCTTTTGACTTGTTCCTTATTGTAACATGATTACCTTCAATAGCAATCTCTAGATAATCAAAATGAGTCCACCCTAGTTTCTCATAGCAGTCATTTAGTTTCTTCATGTCTTCCCACAAATCAGTAGGAGTGGGTTCACCCCAAAATGGATTCTCTTCTTCTGGGTTCATGTCAATCCTGATGAGTTGAGTTTATCATAGTTATAGCATCCTCCGAATGAGAATTGTATTTTTGGTTCTTTGTTGTAATTGAAAAGTAATAATTCCTTTCTTTGTTTTTGTTTCGACATATAATCACCAACAGATCTCATAGTATAGGTATGAGCATACTCAGATGCTGACCAACTATTGAATCTGTCCTTGATAAGTTGTGATGAATTATATGATATGAGCATCTTTGCAGTCCTTTGATCACACTTGTCTGCAAAATCATCATGATCAAACCCCTCATGCATGTCACCTTTCTTTCCATATAGATTTGAATCTATCTCATATGGTGGGTCAAGATATACGAATGCATTACAAAGATCTGTTAGTAAGATTTCGTAGTTGTCGTTTGTAATCGTCCATCTTTGAATGATCTTGCTGTATTGGGGTAACTTACCGATGCCTCGCATGCTGAAGTTTTGAATACTCGCTTGAGGTGAGAAAGATGAAGACTCAGTAAGACCACTGAAACTACACTTATTGACGATATAGAAAGCAATAGCACGTTCGAGATCTGTAGATCCTCTATCATGTAGAATAGACTTGCTATCCTCGAAGAGTACTCTGCAGTCGGAGGTGTTTGCTTTGATATCTTTGAGTTTGGTCGCAATTTCATTACCTTGTTTTTGTAAGATTTGCCAGAAGTTTGTCAATGGTTCGTATAAATCATTGACCCATATGTTCAAGTGAGGGAAAGTAGTACTGATGTGTAGTGCTACAGAACCACCACCTAAAAATGGTTCACGATACTCCTTACAATTTGAAAGATTAGGAAAGAAATTCTTGATTTTACCAACTGCTCTAGACTTACCACCCGGATATCGTAATGGTGTCTTGAGATTGGTCATTTGAATTCACACTCCATCATAATTTCAGTCATTGCTGCCAAGAGATTGATCTCCTGATCAGCAACAAAAGCACCTTGGTATTGATACTTTGCTACAACTAATACTGCATGTGGTATAGTTGCAGGTTTCAATACATTATACAATGAATCGTAAATATTTCTCAGTATTGTGTTGGGATCATTATCTAAGTTCTGTACAATCCACTTTCTTACATTAGGAAAGTCTTTCTTCTCAAGATATCCCATCAATTCTTTTGTGTTTACATCTGATAGTTTAGATAATATACCAGTATCAATCTCTCCTCCTGCTGCATATCTCTGCACCTCATTCAGAACTCTTCTCCAATCAGGAAAGTGTGTTTGAATTACTGTTGCTAATACTTTTTTATCTGCTGTAACTTCTTCTAAAGATAATATCTCGTTCAATCTTTTGAAGAACTGTGCTGCTATAGTTTGTTTCTCTTTACCATCTACACTAAAATCTATAACCGTACATCTAGAATGCAATGGTTCTATAATTCTGTTCTTGTAATTGCACGTAAAAATGAATCTGCAGTTTTTATAAAACTGTTCAACATTTGCCCTAAGAAGTAATTGAACATCATGGGTGGTGTTGTCTGCCTCGTCAATGATGATAACCTTATGCTTGCCCCCTGACGTAAGGGAAACAGTAGAGGCGAAACTCTTAGCTTGATTACGCACGGTGTCGAGAAACCTGCCTTCATCCGATCCGTTTATAACATAACTATCTAGTCCCATCTGTTTGCATAGTGCCTTTGCCACAGTGGTTTTTCCTATGCCGGGAGGTCCAGATAGGAGCATGTTAGGTAGTTCACCCTTTGCTAGAAAGTCATTGAATGTTTTCTTGATTCTCTCAGGTAAAATACATTCATCAATTGTCTTGGGTCTGTATTTTTCAACCCATATAAAATCTCTATCCAAAGTCATCAATAATCAAGTTAGCAGAAATAGCAATTCTCTTTCCTTGTGTCTCAGGGACAGAATGAAAGAGAGATCCGTTCCATAATAGTAGTGTACCAGATTTCGGTTTGATTCGCAACATGTCAAATTTTATAGGTGCAGAATTCTCATCTGCATATGCATAATAACAAGATGCCCATGTGCATGGGTAGTGAGTATGTTTTATAGTATGATCACCTTGCTCATACATCAGTGCCCAGAAATCTTGAACCTTGTATGTGCATAGTTCGAGTCTACTGAAAGACTCAGGGTCAGATATTCTTACTCTGTCTACCCCGTCTAAGATTTTATCAATGTATGGATCGAAAGTTTTAGTTTCTTTATGTGTCCTGTATGAACTTCTCCATGCTTTCACATTAGATACTTCACCTTCTGGAAAATTATTTCTATGTTCTTGTATATCTTTTATAAGTTGATCATTGTCAATATCTAATTGTATAGAATACACAGGCATATTGACCATGCACCTATGTTTTACCACATCCATTCTGGTCTTCTTGATGGATCACGTAGATAGTTATCTCTTGCCCATGGTTTTGAGAAAATATAATCTTTGTATTTTGTAAAGATATCCTTGCTGTCATCATGCTTGAACTCATCAGGTCCTGCAAATACAAACTCTGTAGGATCAGAATCTTGAGGTGGAAATATTTTTACTGCATGTTCTATTGTAGATTGACAACTATGCTTCTTACCATATCTGTGTGTATACTCATTACATAATGCAAGACCGTGTACAATCAACCATGTGAAATTTGTCTGTGCCCATATTGTGCAAGGATGATTACGAAATGCACCATGCTCTGTCTTGTATGGTGTGCCATCTAGTTTAGGTAATGTACCAAAACCATAACCCCACTTATCTGACGCTACGATAGATAGCATCTGACATGTTTCAAGTGGCATCTTGACAATATGTTTGTCAGGCAATACCTGTGCTGATTTGACTGCTGATGGGTCAGTGACAAATATATTCATTTTTTCTCCTCCCAGAGATATACGAGATACAATCCTAGTATAACCCAGAATGCTATCTCTAGACCATAGTTATTCATGTGACCTCCATTCTTTTCTCATACTAACATATGTTTTATTTTTCGCAACAATATCTCTAACTTTCTTAAATATCTTAGCGGACTCAGCAAAATGACAAGTAGCATGATCTATTTCTTGGGGTTTTACATTGCCTTCTTTATCATACTTTTTACCGTCTCTATGATTGGCATATCTCCTTGATCTAGTAAATCCCATCTCAAGAAACTTACGACACATATCCATGCCAATAAAATCTTCATTATCTCTGTAATCAAGATACATTCCAAAGATATGGTTGGCAGACTCTACTGCTTCATCGGGGGTTTTGAATCTCCAATGAGCACATATATCATTAGTATAAGGGCGAACCAAAAGGACTCCCTGTTCTCCTCTTCCAATACGATAGAGTTGACGAGTTTCTGGGTCTGTAAAGTCAAGATTTTTGTAATCGAGGTCATAATCAAATTCCTTCATGGTAAAAATTCTTCTCTTATTTTTTGTTTTACCCATGCAGATCTTGTCATGAATAATTCAGTTTTCAATTTGTGATCTAAAACTTCAAGAAGTTTTTCTTCTTTTGCACCAAATGTAAGAGGCACTTGTTTGGGTCGTTTCATTACCTACGTAAATTGTTGAGATGGTCTAGGATGTCTTCACGAATCCACATAAGTTCATTATAGCACTTTTGGTTGTGAGCACAACCTCTAAGGGTGTGGTCTGGTTTGTGCACACTCTCTATAAAGATGTCGAGGGCACGATTCCATCTCTGGTCTTGGTTCTCTTTGGGGATCGAGTTTTGGTCTTTCATAATGTGGTGGTTGATAATGGTCATTCCAATGTCGGACATTACCGGCAATGATGAATGAGTTTGTGATAACGAGTTGTAAAAATATTATAGATCTGATAACACATATTATATTATCATAATCTTTTGTAGTTTCATCTTGGAAAGATCCTAGAGCATATTTCCAGATCTTCCAAAATTCAGTCATTGAACTCGTTGTATACTCCTTCTAACATGTCACCCTGTCCTGCTAGTTTTTGTATAAGCAAGGGCACATCTACTTTGTAGACCGAGGCGATCGTACTTGTCTGATTTGATCTATCTGTCATAAGAACATCGATTAGAAAATCACATTCTTTGAGATTCAATTTGTTTCTGAGTTCAATCATCATGATCATCCCATGGATCTGTAAGATTTTGATTGGCAAAGAATCCTTTATAGATTCCATAACCTGATAGTATTATAGTCAACACTGCTATTGAGATTGGCAGTGTGATGGATGGATCTGCTGTGCCGTGTGGAATCATTTGATTGAAAGTTTACGTTTGGGTCTAAAAAAGAACACTTGATTGATTCTATAATCGTCTGAAAAATATCTGTCATTGGCGATGTTCATTCCATGAGGGAATTTGAGACCGTCAAATAACACTAACCTATTATATTTTGGTGTTAGTGTTTTTATCTTTTCATATTTTTCTTTTTGTCTCCATGGGGCAGAGTGTTCTGGAATCTTATTATAATACATTATTTCACTAGAGTCAATGTTCTGTGAATATAGATTAGTTCCACATTCAGTATCATCTTTATTGAAATAAACAATCCCATTATATCCCTTATCTACATGTGGCCACCAGATACAATTTTTATAATCATTGAATTCATGCTTATAAAATCTAGATTGATTTGTTGTGATATCATGCACTAAAGGTTTTTGAGACGTCAAAGCACATAAGAAATCAAGTACTGGTTCTATTCTTTTATCGTATATTTTCATTCTTCTATCTTCAAAATGCACACCATTGTAAGTAGGATTATCATATTGTCTATGAAGAGGTGCAACATTTTGAAACAAGTAGTTACTTATTTCATCTGGGTTTTTATAAAAGTTATCAATTGTGAAAATTTTAGAATCTTGAAATAATTCAATGTCACATTCTAAGTTATCACTTAGTTCAAACATTAGATTCCTAACAATTTACGTTGACGTTCAAAATACCCATGAAGAATCCATGAACTACTATTCATCTTATCAGTACCACCGATACCAAATTCAAATGATACTCTTGGATTGTTTTTATACTTATCATATTCTGGTGTATTTGTCTTACCTCTATCGCCACCATTACAGAATACGACCTCTGTGGATATCTCTAGACACTTTGCAATAGCACCACAGGCAGAGTCATCAGCATCGTCCCATGATATTACAGCATCAACCATGTCAAGATGACGTACAATGTCTGCACGTTCTGTCCAACATTGAAAGTATTGTCCTTTCTTTCTCTTCAACCAAGGATCTCCATTCAGTCCTACCACAAGATAGTTTGAAAGGTCTTTTGCTCTCTTGAAATACTGAAGGTGACCACTATGAATAGGATCAAAACCTCCAGTAACTAAACTCAGACGATCACAAAACATTAGTTGTAAGTAGAATCAGGTTCTAGTGCTACGAAGTATGTAAGATTATATCCTTGATTATGAAACCTAGCAAGATTTGCTTTAGATATGCTTACGCTATATGATCCTTTGATAAGTTTGATATTTTCAATCTTGAAGTTGAATGAGAACTCATGCTCTGTTGCCCCTACAACGATGCTGTAATCGTTTGAGGTATCATTTCTACGATCACTCACTACAACCTTGACTACACCCGCTTCACCGACCACTGAGAGGTCTGGTAGTTTCAATACGTTAGCAGATCTGATAAGATTTTCTACTTGCATCTTGTCCAAAGTGAATGATACTTCTTCACTTGGTAGTGCCATTTCCTTTTCTGGTGGAGATATGATTACATCAGGATCTGAGAAAAAATATTTTGAACGATATGCTTTACCTTCCTTGATAGAAGCATACTGTTCTGTAGTGATGTCGATATCAGGATCGTTGTATAGAACATCTATGGTTGTGATGAACTGTGGTAGATCATAGATTGCAAAATCAGATGGAATCTCTTCATCTATCTCTGCTTCAGCAAGGATATTCTGCATAGGAGAGATGGTTCTTATCTTCTTCCCCTTCTTGAACGACAGAGATTGATTTATCTCTGTGAAGTTCTTTAGGATTGCCTTCGTTTTATCGGATAACTTCATCATAAGTGTAATGTTTCCATCATATTATAGTACAAAAAAAGCAGACCGTCAAGATCTGCTTTTTTATTATTCAGTTTTGTTGTTAGACCAGTACACCTGTTATTGTACTGATGCTTGCTGCTACCATGAAGATATATGGTACAACTTTGAGGGGTACTGGATGCCTTGTCATTACACGTAACCGGGAATGATTTGACCTGTTGTTAGGTATGCACCTAGTCCTGCGATGATGCCGAGCATAGCAAGTCTGCCATTTAGTTTCTCAGCAAATTTTTTTGATTCTTTGTCAGACACTTAGAAAATACCGGGGATGATGTTTCCTGTTGTTGCGTAAGCACCTACTGCTGCTACGAAACCAAGCATTGCTGCCCAACCGTTGAATCTTTCTGCTTCTGGAGTCATTTGTTTTTACCTTTGTTTGTGTGAATTTGTTGACAATCGTTAGAATCCTAAGATTCCACCGAAGAAAAAGTTACCTGTAGTTACATAGGATACGAACCCTGCAACCAATCCTAACATAGCGAGTCTACCATTGAGTCTTTCAGCATTCTTGCCGTATCCCTCATAGTTCTCGACCAATCGTGGTTGTACTTCAGTCGGAAATGCATTCTGGCGACCGCCTGATTCTGTTGTAACTGTCATAAACTTTTTGTTGTATATTAATATATAGCGTAACAAAACTTTACACAATTGTCAAGTAAGAAAAAATAATCTTATATATAAACATTTCTTATCACCAATCCTCTTCCATTTCTATTTGATCTACAGGGCAAGGTGGTGCTGTTCTGTGATAGTTGATGTGCATTAACTCTATGAACACAAGAGAACAAACCAATATCATATTGATCTGAAACAGAGGATGCTTGAGTAGATTCATAAATGAAAAAACCCTCCGAAGAGGGTTTGTGTTTTTTTATATAGGGTTATAAACTGGGGTCATGACCCCACCCTCCGGATCATCATCGTCATCATCAGAAGCACGTAGAAACAATTCTACAAAAACAAGAATTCCAATAGGATAAAAACACCAGAGTATTGCCTTGAATGCAGAAATGTCTACTGGTTCCATGACTTAGAATGTGTATTTTGTACCGATTTTACCAGACCAGTCAGTGTTATTGTTGTTAGTAGCACCGTAGATTTCTCCGTATAGTCCTACCTTTTCTGTGATCTGCTTTCCACCACCAAGGTATCCTGCTAATTCAATATCGCCAAACTCATCAGCAGATTCTGTGTGCTGAACAGTTGGACCACCTGAAACATACCAAGAGATTCCGTTTGCTGTTACTCCTTCGTAACCAATTTGGAATTCTAGATTTCCTGAAGTATATGTACCGTCTGGATATGATCCATTTGCTTCTATATTAACATATGGACCTGCAATAGCAGCACCAGATAGAAGAAGTGGAGATGCAGCAAGTGCTGCGATTGTAGATTTTGTAAACATTTGTATCGTATTTTCTCGCAAGGACAAAAAAAACGCCCTGCGGATGACATCTCCCCCGACATGGGGTGATGGTTACGTAGGGGCACGATCTTTCGATCCCTTTGTAATGTTATTTAGACTATCAAGATTGTTCGGTTTTGTCAACCCCCCTAAGAATTGAGAATCCTTTGACCTTTTTGAACTCAAGAATTGCATTGAACTTCTCTACTAAGTCCTGCTTATGACTGATAACAAAGACATTAGCATCCTTTATAACATAACGAATGATCTTTAGGAACTCATCTGTACCCAGACCATCAAGTGAGGAATCGAACACCTCGTCCATGATCAGAAGATTAGTCACAACACTATTCTTCATTCTTGCTATCTCTCTCCATGTGAATAAAAGAGCAAGGTCAATCCTCATCTTCTCACCTTCAGAGAATGATGGGTATGAAAATTTATCGTGTATAGGTGACTCTATCTTCTCATTGAACTCTTCATCAAGTGTGAAGTTGATGTAGAAGTCCATCATCTGCAAGTACTTGTTGACCTGTTGATTGATAAGAGGAATGTATTTCTTGATGATAGAACTCTTGACACCATCATCTTTCAGCAGTATGTTTGCTTCTTGGAAGTATTCGTAATTCTCGTTTAGGTCTCCATAATCAGCAAGGACTTGTTTTAGTGATGCCTTGTATTTGCTTAGTTTCTCATGTTCAGAATTTCTGTTTTCAAGTCTAGTGGTAATAGTTTGAATTTCTTGTTCGAGTTTACTAGATTGTTTTCTTGATCCAGTAATCCGAACATTTGTTTGAGAAATTTCATTTGATAGATTGGAGATCTCCTTTTGTATAGAAATAAATTGCTTCTCTCTAGATTCTGCATCTGAGATAGCATCTTCGATCTCTTGGAGGTTATCCGTGAAACCGGAGATAGTTTTTTCTAGTTGGTCAATTTTATTTACACGGAA